TCGTCGTTAATAATGCGGAATTCTCTTCCGTGGATTTTAAATCTTGTACCTGCGTATGCACGTGTCAAAACAAAATCACCCTCTTTACACCATGGACCTGTAGGAAATCTAGTCTCGTCTTTATAAGCTAGGTCACCTACTTTTACTACAAATAAAACTACTGTTGAATGTTCTTCAATAGTTCTAGTTGAATCCGCTTTTACAATACCACCTTTATATGTTTCTGAAGCATCGGGAATTGCACAAAGTATCTTGTATCCTTTAGGCTCAGGTAACTGTAAACCACGTTCTTCAATCGGTATATCTTCTACTTTTACTTCATCTACGCTTGGAATATAAACTGGTCGACCACTTGCATCAACTATGTTTTTATTCATTGTGAGTATGTCACTCATCTTCAAATGTCTCCATTCTTTGTGCAAGGTCTTTTATAATACTTTCTGCGACGGATAGACCTCGTATATATCCGGTCATATTTTGGTACGAAGCAAAATCTTTTGCTGCTCCGTCTCCTAAATTAATTAAAACTGTTTTGCGCTGATCATCTATTCGAGACAATAATAGCTCTAGCGTTTGGTCCATAATGTATTACTCCTGTGGTTTTTGTTGATTCCTTTGTAAGTCCATTTGTTTTTCTCTAATTGAACGTTCTTGTTGTTGACTTACTGCTTCAACCCCAATTTTTGTACCTTCTAACAACTGTTTAGCTTCCAACTGTTTATTTTCCATCATCGCGTTAGCACCTAACTGAGCACCAGCAATACGTTCTTGTGATTCAATTCGCATCTTATCAAGTTCAAGTCTAGCTTGTTCTACTTGAATATCTGCTTGAGTTTTTTGCTGTTTGATTTGTAGATCTTGCGCCTTAAGTTGTAACTCTTGTTGTTGCATTTGAATAATTGGATCTTGTTGCTGTTGTTGAGCTTGCTGTTGTTGTACTTCTGATGCAGATTTAGCAGCAAGTTTCTTAGCAGCTTCAGCCATAACTTTAGATAATTCATATTCAACATCTTCTGGTAATGTTTCATCAGGTTTAGGTAATGGAACTCCTAATTGTTCTTCAAGTTGTTTTCTATATTCAAACGCTACGTGTTCATTAATATGTGCCATAGCTGCAGCTTGAATTGCGCCTGCTTGTGGATTCTGTCCTACCATTTGTTGGATCTTTGGATCTTGCATAGCCGCCATATGAACTGCAATATGTGCTTGATGATCTTGATAGATAAATGCTTTAACAGGTTTACCATTAATAATTGCCATGTTTTCTGATACAGGATCTTTTGGTTTTTGATCGTCAGCACTAGGGATTAACTTACCAATATTCTTAATACCTAATACTTCTAACATTTGTTTATTAAGTTCTGGTAAATCATAGATCTGTGGATATTGTTGTGCCATCTGCATAACCGCTTGATACTGTACAACTTTCTGTGACATGGTTGCAGCATTAGGATCACTTACAGGTATAACATCTACATTATCATAATCAGATTGTTTAGCACGTCGATCACCTACTTCAGGTTCGTATGAATACTCTGTTGGTGTGTAATCACGAATAATACCTTTAAGTAATTTAAACTCTTGTTTCATTGCATAGTAAATACGCGCTTGTACAGCACTCATTACTTTTAATGTACGTTCAAGAATTGCTAGCGTAGTACCCACTGGAGAGTTAGCAGACATATCTGATACTTTCATATCAGCAGCAGAAGCAAAACGTCGTCCTTCTTCGATGATCTGATTCATCAATTGATTAAGAACTTGACTTGGTTCTTTGTAAGGTATCATCAAAATGTTGTCACGAATAGCGCCACTTGGTACATCTACATCTCTAAATTCGCCTGGAGAAATCGGAGTGTCATCACCTTTAATGCGTAGCCCACGAGACTTGAGACCACCGGGGAGATTAGATAGTGTACCTGCATCAACTAATTGACGAAGAATCATTGTGCCTGATTTAGCAAATGCTCCGATTAAATGAATTAAACCAAAACAGTAGAAACCAAAACCAGGAATGTATCCGTAGTGTACGAAGTGTTGACGCTTAGCTTTTAATTTGTCATCTGGATTCCAATTACGACGTATTGCTAAGATAGTGCCTGTACCTTTTTCAATCGTTACAACATAAGGTAATGCAATACCGTCTTCACTATCACCATTTTCTAAATCAAGATTAACATGTATCTCAAGGATCTTAAATCTATCATCTTCTGTAGGATTGAAGCCTAACTTCTCTGCAATCTTTTTCTCAGCTTCATCAATATCTAAAAATGGTTCGCCTAAATCTACATCACGATAGAATCCCGCAACTTGTAATTTATGTAATTCATTTTTTGTTTTACGCATGACATGTGTTACACGCTCTGCTGTTTCTAAATTAGATGCGCCGTATGGAACTACGATATCTTCAGCAGGGACATACATTGATACTTGACGCTCAATGTTAGGATCATAATAAACTTTTTTAAATGCATTACCAGATAAACCTAGCCCCCATAGCATGCGTTCATGTTCAGGTCTGTACTCAGGCATCATATCCGTGAGTTGATAATTCATATCATCTTTTACACGTTCTGCTGCTTCTTCTTTTTCTCTTGTTTGTTTACCAACAATGACTGTTTTAACTGGGCCTGCCGCTGGAAATGTCTCCATCATAGTTTCAGCTTGGAATTTAACCAGCGCTTCTGTCATCAAGGGGTGGTACACATTGCATGCCCCAGGCCACGGTTCTGTTCTGTCTTCAACTTTTAGACCTAGTAACTCTAAGCCATCTACATAAGTTGTTAACCAATCTTTTCTTGAATTAATATCTGCATCATACTCACCAACTAAATCACCTGATAATTCAGTGAGCTGGCCTTCATCCATATCCTCTGCTAAGTTAGCATTGAACTCATCATCTTGTTCTTTACCAGGCTGAATAGTAATTTCCATACTACCATCATCAAGCGTTACGCTCTCTGGGTTTTCAATTTCAATAGCAAGGTCTGGTTGACTCATAGCCATCGCTTCTATTCCTTGAGGTGCTTGTGCTAAACTTTTATCTATATCTGCCATAATCTATCCTTATATTGCATATAATCTGTTTCGGGAACTTCTAAATCCTGGTATTTCTTCAGGTTCATCACTAGGTAATCTAATAAAGCCACCTTGTCTAAACCGCATTAATGCTAAAGTAGTGCTATCTACCAAGTCATCATTGGCACCACTAGGAAAATCATTACACTCTTCTATTACATCATGAGCCCAACGTCTATCAGGCGCCCATACTATACCACTTCTAAATAAATCGGAAATAGCATTCACTCGACTAATCTTATCTTGCCCCTTACCAGGCGTAAACTCACCAATAGGCAAGCCCATTCTACGCATTTCTTGATAGAGTGCAGCACCGTTAGACTTTTTTTCAACCATAAATGCATCAGGTTCCCAATCTTTATATTCTTGTAAGACTAATTCTTTAAGATCAGGGAACTCTAATCGTTTTTTAATTGAATTTAACAGTATTATATTATAGTTATTGGTTTCTTCGTTAAAAAAGACGCCCCAAGTAGTGAGCGCGTTGTAGTCCGCTCTATTATTAGCCTCTTGGGCTGCATCTAAACTCATTATTGTAAATTCACAACTCGGTGGATCATCAGCTTCCCATATCTTCCACCATTCTCTTTTTATTAACGCACCTTCTTCTGATACTGGATTCTGTAAGTACTGTGAGTTCCAATATCTAACATCAAGTGCTGCTTTCTTACTTAATAATTCTTCTAATGACCAAAACTCAGGCCATAATGGTTGTTCAGCGCCTTCTTTATCCTCAATAATTGCAGGAAACTCTACAACTTCCCACTGATCTACTTCATCATTCTTAATCATCTGGTTCACAATCTGCCCAGTCAGATCAAGTTTAGACCAACGTGTCATCACTACAATAATCGCACCACCCGGCATAAGACGCTGTAATGGACCAGACTGAAACCACTCCCAAGCAGGGAGAAATACATCAGGCCTACCGAGTTTTGCATCTTGCTCGGAGTGTGGATCATCAATGATAAACAAATCAGCCCCGCGACCAGCGAGGGCACCACCCACACCAATTGCAAAATATTCTCCATTAAAGTTTGTCCCCCATCGTGACGCAGACTTAGAGTCAGCTTGTAACTCTACTTGCGGAAATATGTCTTTATACGCATCCGAGCCCACCAGATTACGGACACGACGACCAAAACCAACCGCCAAATCAGCTGTGTGAGACGCCATAATAACCTTTTTGTGAGGAAATTTACCGAGGAACCATGCAGGCGCAAGATATGAAATAAGCTCTGACTTACCATGTCTCGGTGCAATGTTAACAATAACTCGTTTCTTCTTTCCCGCAGCAATATCTTCAAATATCTTAGCCAACCTAGCATGATGTGCTCCTACCATATAACCTGGGTATACATGTTGTATGAATTCTAAAAAACTAGTACTACCTACATCTTGTACTATCTTACCGTCTGTGAGTTCTAATAGTGCATCAACCTCTTTAGCTTCTTTATCTCCTAAAAGCTGTTTGTGTGCTCCTAAAAACCTAATAAGTGATAGTACCCGTTTCTCTTGTTCTTTCTTCTCTTCTTCAGGTGTTAACTTTTTTTGAGTGTTATTCACCATTATCTACAACTTCACCTTCGATTTCTTTTTCATCTAATCGTTTTTGTAGTTTACCTACCAAGGATTGTAGCCTTGCCTCTATATCATCCATCGACATATTCTTATGTACCACTTCAGTATGTTTCTTAAACGCATCTACACCATCAATATCCCCAATAGCTCGAAGAGCTGTAATTCTTTCTTTAGGTTTATCTGCTGTTGCTGCTTCACGGATCAGACCATTGACTACAAACGTCTTTAAATCTTTTAACTCATCTACCACTTGTGCATCTAACTCAGCTACCATACCTGCTAAGCTTGCTAATGTGGCATTTTTATATTTTTTTAGATGTAATTTTTTATCAGGTTCTTGAATTATCGTCTTAATCACAGACTTTGCCTCATCTACATTTTCTTGCGTAGCCTGGATCTCTTCTCCGGTTAAGTCTGAAATAAGTTTTACGGTGTTAGCTAGCATTTCTACCTCTTCTTTATTTGTTAAATCAGGTAGGGCTTCGCGTGCGTTCTTAGGAATAGGGACATTTTGCTCTATATAAGGCATCATTACGATGTCATACGGGCTATCTATTTGAATTTCTTCAGTATTTTGGGTTTGCATGGGTTGCTGTGTCACCTATGATATTAATTTTGCAGCTATTTTTTAATTTTAACCTACTTTTATCTTTTGTGTATAGTTATTTAGTATAATATCCCAATGAAAACCACCCTAACTTCGCAAAATCTAGCTATTCTCTATGATATGGCCTGCAAGTTACCGCCTTTTAACAAACTCAAAATGCCTAAGTCTACTCGTGTTAAGTTTAAAGTCATTACTGATCCTGGTATCTATGGTTGTTTTGATGAAGTTGAGATGCAGATTGAAATAAGTTCTGGGTCTTGTGGTCACTTCACTACTATCTTTGCAACTCTGCTACACGAAATGGTTCACCTAGCACTATATATAAAGAAAGATCCTAAGTTTCATCTCCACGAGGAGTCCTTCCTCAAAATCAAAGCAGTTTATTCCGAAGTCTATAGCCTAGATCCAAAAGCCATCTAAGTAACTTTTCAAATTTTTTGCGAAATATTTTTTTGTTTGTCAAGTTTAAAGACAAGGGGGTGGGTTTTGGAAAATGAGGTGTTATTTGTGTAAATCTAAGAGGGTAAGGCGGTCGATGGTACCTTGTCGCGTTTGGGGGGGTGCGGGGCGGGTGCGGTGCGCTATTTAGTCATTCACGAGGCCCTGAAACTTTACATTAACCGATTGCTAATTCATTATTCACTTACGGCAATAACGCCGTTTAACTTTAGGAGTATTAACATGGCAACATTAAACTTAAAACAAATAGGTTATCAACAAGCAACAAACAAAGACGCAGAGCGTTCACTAGCCCGTCAAGTATATGAAACCTTCCCGAACTTTGATGAAGAGGTTTCAGACGAGGCAAAGTTCGAACTCAACGCGGGTTATCAATTAAGGGTTGCAGAAAATCAACCGAGTATTGATCAACACTTTGTTGTTGAAGGCGGGAACTATTTGCCTGTTGAAAAGTTAGCTTTCGATAATCATAAGGGCGAAAAGTATCACCGAACTGTTGCAAATATCATGGCCTATACACCGCAGGCCTTCGGCGCGTTAAGAACTAGCAATCCGCAATTACATTCTTTAATCAAGGCCGAGCGTGATCAAGTAAGCAAATATTGTAGCAACCGCTTGAATGATCTTAAAAAAGCAATTAAGGCCTTAAAGAACGAGGGTAAACCGCGCGAACGTGGTGCAACGCGAACCTTTGCCGAAACTGTCAAAGAAACCCTTGATGGCCTTAAAAAGAAGTGCGCTAATGCAAAGGCGCGTGGTGATGACAGCGCGAACGAAAAGAAACTCATAACAGCGATTTCAGAATTTAATCGTAAATGGGTTGCGTAGTAAATCTAGGGAGGCCTTCGGGCCTCCTTTTTTTTGGCCTAAATTTTTGAAACCAGTTACATAGCGAGCGGGCGCTTGCGTAGCCTGCGGAGGTTGGACACATCGTTTAATTATATCCCTAGCCACATTGATACCAGTTCTGTGTCGTCGACGTCGTTGTCGCGTAGTCGTGTGGTCAAGAAGTTTATTTAGCCATTCACGTAGTCGTGAATTTGTTTCTTAGTTGATGTATCGTGTATGAGTGTAATAAGCCATAGAGTTGTTCCAAGTTGTTCTAAGT